TAACTACTTGGAGATTAACCCATTTATCAACATGGGCAATTGCTAATGCACACTTATCGTGTTTTTGTGCAAGGTCAGCATGGACATAATAAATTTTATCTGGGTCTGGAACAAAAGATTCATCAAACCTTTTATTGTTATCAATTGGGTTTCTTAGTGTCATACATTTTTCAAGTTTGTCTTTTTGTTTAAAGAATGCATCCGAAGCAAATGTTGGCACACAAGCAAAGCGTTGCATTGCATCTCCCATATCTGTAAAGAATGCAAGTTTAAAGTCATCAATCTTGCGAGTAGGGTTTACTACCCATGTAGGTCTTTTTAGTGCAAATACTCCAGGGTATTTATATGCAGTAATTTGATCTTCATCCCAGCCAATATCTAGGTAGTTTCCCTCAAGGTCATCTGGAAAGTCTGGGTTCATTATAAATCTGTGTGTATATGTTATTGTTTCTTTTTCCATTATTGAATCTTCATATTTCTGAGAAATAAAGTCCCCTGGAAAACGTGGGAATGAAAGCAATGCAACCTTGCCAAGGTCAGGGAAACGAGAGTCTACAGAAGCACGGAAAGCCTTATAGATATTATCTGCAGTTTTACCTTGATCGTTGCCTGTGCCAACCTCTTGTGCAAAACCAGAAATTTCATCAAGCACTGCAAGTATAAGGTTCAAACCCTCATGTGATTCACGCTCTGAGTGACCAGAGTAAACCGTAATAGCTTTGTCAAACTCAATGCTTTCTGCTTTAGCATTGTACTTTCCAGCAAACCATTCAGACTTTTCAATCTTAGTTTTAAATCCTTTAAAGAAAACATTCTTAGCCTGTTGAGCATTTATAGCCACGTTAATAATATCAATAGCATCTCCAGAAGGCTTACCAAAATATCTTGCAGGATCTTTAAGGCATAGTAGTTTATACACGATATATGCACATGCTACTGTTGATGTAAAGTCTTTTCCAGATCCCTTACCAAGTTGCAAAATTACTTCATTCTTTGTGTACTTTTTGTAGTATCTATGACCCTCTTCGGGCCCCATAATATCTACTAAATCTTCTTCTCTATAAATTTGACTCATTGCTTCAACAATGTCGTACTGAATGTCAGATAGTGGTGGTTGATTTAGATATGCTTCACCCTCAACAAAAGTCTTTGCGTCAACAGGCATTTCTTCAAAGTTATTATTTATAAGTGCTTCAAAAAAATCATTAAACATTGTGGACAACTGTAATCACTTCCCCATCTTTTGCAACAGAAGAAAGTCTGTGCATGATTAAGTCACGAATTTCTGGGTTAGTTGAAGCAATATCTCTTAAGATTGCAACAAGGGTCTCTTGACGTTTTTCAATTTCAACCATTTCTTCTGCAAGCTCTTTGTTTTCAAGAAGTCCTGCTTTTTGCAGCATATCAATTCTTGCTTTTTCAATGTCAACAACAAGCTTAATTGCTTGAGTCTTTGCACCAAGATTATTGGTCATTGAGGCTTCGTCAATAACCTCATATGACTTTGTAATTAGTTTGCTGTAGTGTGCATCCATTGCTGCAAGTGCTTCTTTGGCACGAGCACGAATAGCATCATTAGCAGAAGCCATTACTTTCCACTCGTTAATTAATTCAACAACACGAGTGCGTGGTATTGATAATTCTTTTGATATTCTTGTTGGATCTGTACCCTTTAGGTATTCTCCCACAACAATATTTACCTGATCAAGGTGTTTAATTAAATCTTCTTCAGTTGACATACTTGCCCTCTAGTCTGTTAATTTCATCCTTGATATAAAAAATTGCTTTTTCTAAGTCCTGAATAGTCTTTGACTCATCTTTAAGTCCTGCTCTCCAGAGATACTTAAAAGCATTGCCAATATTAAAGTTACGATGGCGAGTAATTTCAATGCACTCAACTCCAGAAGGATCCGTCGTATAGTGCTGTGGGTGATTTACCTGGTCAACCGTTATGTTTAAGTTATCACTCATCATCTTCCTCCCAATCAAATGCTTCTGGCAAACCTCTTAGTGTTGACAGGGCAAAGCTAAATCCAACCATGCCAACTACTGCTGTGGCAATCAACACCTTTTCAATCTTCTTCATCGTTTAGACTTCCTTAATCCAAATTTAGCAAGGTAAACATAGATAGTCTCTACGCTTGCACCACATTCTTTTGCAATGTCTTCTGGAGATTTTTTATCCATAAGATATCTCTTACGAAGCCAAACCTCTGATGTATATAGTTTACCAGCCATAGTGTTATTTGTCAACTTCCGTGTCAATAACGTCATAATCATAGGCATTAGAGTCTTCAAGGATCCACTTGTCGTAACTCTCAACATCCCATTTATTTGTATTAATGAGTCTTTGTATAACTAGATCCTTCTTTGTTACAAAAGATGGCTCTTTTATTCTTACCCTGTTATTTGGCTGTACCGCAAAATTACCGTCATCTCTTTGAATAACATGTCCGCACTTGTGTTGACCTGGATTTTCAGAGTATCCATCATCTAAAATATTTGTTTCTGGGCTATGCCAATCTAAAGTAAACAAATATGTTCCAGGAACGTTAGTCTTAGATCTATCGATGTATGACATTCTCATGTTGCTCAATGCTTGAAACTTTGTAACTGAAACGTGTGGGCTAAAAGAATTCCACAAAACAAGATTATGAATTGGTTCTTCTGGAACTCCTGGTTTTGTACAAAATGCATTAATAGGCATTCTCCACCAAATTCCACCATCCTCCATCATAAAATGAAATAAAGGACTTCTTCCTTTAATACTAGCAACACCAAATATTACACATGGGAAATATTGATCATGACTATCTAACTGATCTCTTAAAAAATTTCCACGAACGTAACACTCTATCGGTGGTATGTTTGCGTTTAACTCAGGCATTATTGATTACCTCTTTCTATTGTTTTTAGTTTATCCCAATATCCTTGTGGATGCCCTTGATACACTTGACCCGTTTCTCTATCCACCAGCAACCACTTTGTTGGCACAAGTGTATTAACTGTTAAAATAACTTTTTCATCTTCTTCTTTAAAATTAAATGTATCTCTATTCATTAACATTTCCTATTGCTTTGTTCCAATTACTTAAAGCCCAATGCCCAATACCGCAAGCATCAGCCACATCGTTGTCTTCAATGTGCCTATCGTAAATAGTGTTAATGAACTTAATCGTTCTTTGTTTTCTAAGGTTTCTTTCGTATGTTTTGTACCAAGATACAGACTTGTCAGGGTTTTGTAACCTTATGGCTAATTGTTCTTCTTTAGATATCTTTTTGTTCCCGATAAAATTTTGCCAAGTAATCGGAGAAACCTTGCCAATGATCTGTGTTCCTGATTGACCAGCAGCACCTAGGATTGCCCCTTGAACTAATGCTAGGTCTGCAGCAGTCTTTGGGGAATTCATCAAAACAGTATGCTCAATTATTATTGCATCAAATCCACCATAGTAATCAATAAATCCTTTTACTTTTTTCCCTGCATCCATAACCTTTTCGTAAGTATCTTTGCCCTCAAAGTTAATCTTTCCAAAACTAGTCAATGATCCTTGCTTTGTATTGAATAATGCAAAAGCAATACTGTTGGTGCTAGCATCAATAGAACATATAACTTCTGGCATTATAGGTATTCCCCATTTACTCTTGTTCATATTGGATAAAACCTTTCAGTTCTTTTAACATCTTGTCCACTGCTTTTTTACTTATATTGCAATTAGAGCAAAAGCCTGAGTCGTTGTAGATTGAAAGATCAACCCCACAACCACCCAAGCATTTTCTCACTTTGCCTATTCTTTTTTGCCTACGAGTTGCTTGATAGCGTTCTGCTATCTTTTCTTTAGTAGCGTCTTCTCTACAAGATTCACTGCAGTAAATCTGATAAGAAACTTTTGGTGTGAAATAATTATCACATCTGCTACAAAGTTTCACTCAATTCCTCCAGAGATGCAATCTTTATTGTTCCATCTCCTGCTTCAGCACAAGCTGCTTTAACTGGACATGTTTTGCAAATCTTTGAGTTGCCACGGTAATTTTTTGTTGGAAGAGTTTGATCATTCCATGCTTTGCGAACTTCTCTCATCCAATTAAAAGCGTAGTCAACCCACTGACGATATCCATCATTAACTTCTATTGGAATAATCATTAAGTCATGATTATTTTTATTCTCATAAATCAATGCACCTTTTTGTTTTCCAAGAATCTTCATATAGATAAGCAACTGAATTAGGTGTCCTGCTTTTGGTTTGTTTGTTTTCTTACGATACTCAAAGGCTTCACTCATCATTGTTTTAATTTCTCCAATGATCTCTTCACCTTCCCAATTAAGCATTACGTCACCGTAACCAAAAATTGGTGGATCATTTGCAATTACCTTAAACTCTGTTGTCTTCTCGCCCTTATCATTTACATATGGTACAGCAACACCAGAAGCAAGCATTGCTCCTTGGATTCTGTCGTGACCCATTGTTCCAGCACTCATATTGGCAACGCCGTAAGCGTCTGTGTAGTCATCAAATACGTTTCCATTAAATGCTAAGTACCAATAGCGTGGGCATTGACCGTGCTGGTAGGCAATTGTTGATGGAGCAAATGTCTTCTTTGTAGTCATCTTTGGACCACGGCTAACAGTATACCCATCTCTAATCTTAGTAATCATATCCTCAGCATTAAATATTGTATTTTGCTTTACAATAGCATCTCTTTTATCTGCTTCTTTTAACATAACCTGCTTTAGTAAACTTTTTGTCATTGTTTTTATTCCCCTTGTTTATATAAGTATAGCAGGTTAGCGCATTATATACTTGAGTGCTGACACCAAGTTATTGATAGATTCCGCTGCTGTGTAGTAAATATTCTTCTTTGCACGATCATTTTTGTCTACATTAGCCATCCAGGTAGCCTTAAAAGCCATCTTTGCTGCAATAGCCT